GAGAACACATAACCCGAAATCTCTTAGCAACTCGGAAGAGCTGCCTTAAGAATTTCATAGCGAGTATGTCAGGGTCACTTTTGACACTGCCATCTACCTCAAAGACACGTAGTAGTAGCCCCTTAAACAATAAAGGGATTACTCCACGGCGACGGAATGGGCGAAAGCCCACAACGCCAGACCGCAGAAGGTGTCCCCTCGACAAACACTTGTCAAAGTGTTTGCCGAAGGCCGGAAGGTCAACCATTGCAAAATGGTGACCTCTCGTCTTGAGGAGGGAGAGAAATCGACTTAAGTCTCGATCACAATCCTTAGCAAGTGCGGGGATCAACTCAGAAGCATCTGACAAGATGCCTCTGTACACACTCGACAGAAAGGGGACGTAGCTGTTCGTAACCATATGGATTTCACTCCATAGAAGGTTATCTACGGCTTGTCCTCCTCCGGGATCGTTCCAGATTCAATTTCCTCTACCTTTGTCTTAGTAAACAAAGAGAAAAGGAACTTGATAAGGACGATGGATAATTGAAACAAAGTGCGCTCTGCACGAGGGTCCAATTAGGACTCCCAGCCGAGTAACTTAGTCGCAATTCCACCGGCCTTGACCATGTAAAAGGACAAGGCCTCCGAAACGTCGACCACGTCACTGGTAACGTCGTCCTTACTTGCACGAAGCGTGAAAGTAAGCTGACTAAGTTGCCCAAGCGGATATGTCGCTGTCGGCTTCAGGAATCTTTCAAAAGTCACAGAGTGACGATTGAAGTCCTGAGTGCCGGCCTTGACAGTGTCCGTAGAGTGACGAACTTTCGCTCGCCAGGTAACGGTGGCTTCTTCCAAATAGTATTCGGAAGAGTAACCATCCTGGTTAATGAGCGGAAGGGTCTTGGCGGTTCCACCGGAACCGTCAAGGGTGATCACGAGAGTTGAACCAAGCATTTCTTTCTGTCTCCTTAGATAGACTGGTTGTTCAGCGTAGGAAACGCTGTACAAACAGCGAACCTAAGATGGACACATGCCCCAGGCCTAGGCCTGGGACACCAGCAGTCAGAGAAGCACCAGTATAAGGTAATCTTACCTTACTGGTACTGTAAGCTGTACCTCCTCCAGACGTGAACGAACTGTTCGTCGTCGGGAGGCGGTCGAAATACGTCTCGGACTCAGTTTTGGTCATCAAACAAGCTGACACAAGCTGAGCTGGAACGGTATTACTGTGGAGGAGTGCAAAATCTCCAACATTAGTAAACCAATCCACCAACCAGGTCCACGGGATAACATCCCATGTTCCCTGGATCATACCCTCAACCGTGAGGCCATTGGCCACACGATAAGCGAGGGCGTGGAGACGTTCATAGGAAAGATCCTCAGGGGGTCGTGCTAGCATTTCCCATCTAGCAGTGGCCCACCTGAGAGCCTCAGTCTTCTTAGTGATCCGAACGTTAAAGTTTCGGGCACCAGGAAGAGTGAAGAGTGAGATTGTCTTGTTAAGGACACTCTCAACATGATCTTCGTCTATGTTCAGCTTACGGTGCACGCCACCCGTATCATACATCTCACGCAAGCGTCGATAACGTTTCTCGACTCGAGCCTGAGTTGTAATGAGCTTATGCACGTCGGAGATAAGAGGCAACCACCCAAACTGAATCGACAAATTCTGATTCGCAATTTCTTTTGCGGTCAGTGCCGATTTTGGTTTGAGTAAGAGCTTTCCTACTCCTTGGAGCATACGGGGTATGTCGTACAGATCCTGAAGCAACGACAGCGGGGTCAAATCAGGGCGACTAGGATTAGTCCTAGCAGCCATGTTTGCCCACGATGAAGAAGCTAAAGTCTTTGTAGACAAATGTGATATAGCCTTTCCCCTATACTCGTACCAATTGTGGACATAACTGCCCGCATTGATACCAGTTAGGACCGTGCCTTCTATCGGTTCACAACCGGTAGCATCATATTTAGTGATGGTTAAGGCATGGTCGACCCCAGGTTGATCGGCGACATCTTGACAGGTGCCGTCGGTCTGATTTTCCGTATTGAACGAGTGCGCACCGGGTACACCACTGGTGTACACGAGCGAATCGCCCGATATCGGATTATTCTGGGAGCGGTTTCGGATAGTCACAGCACTTCTCTGAACGAAGGGTTCGGATTGAAGAGTCGTTAGCTCGGAGAGCCCCAT